TTGATTTTGCTACTTCAATTTCTACACCAAGATGCATCGCTTTACATAACCAAAATTCTACACAAGCTCTTCCAGATTCTGCAAAATGTAAATTGCCTTTGTAACTAAAATCTATTCCAAAAAGTTTGATTGTTCCCACCTTGTTCCATAAAGCAAAAGCAATTGCATAAGCAACTGTGTTGTTCAAATAACAACAATTAAACTCTTTTAATATTTCATTAATTGGAAACTCAACTAAGTTTGTACATCTGTCATCTAATTCGCAAGTGTAAATAGGTTTATCATCGTTTAGTAAAACTTCAATCATTCCGGTTGTTTGGCCCCCAGCATCATTGGTATCTAAAAACCTACTGACTGGGTCCATCATAAAAGTTCTGTCATGAAATATTACAGATCCTACTGCATTAATTGACCATATTTCGTCAAATTTTGCACCATGTGATTTTGCTAAATTAAAATCGTGCCAACTTTTACCAAGTCCTACGATAGCTATACTTTTGCCTTTAAGACTTTTGATCTTTTTCATTTTCTCTCCTTTTTAAATTTTAACTAACTTCTGTTCTTAATGAATCATATCTGTATTCGTCTCTTCTTCCTCTTGCTTCTGCTCTATTTTTAAGTCTAGAGACTTCTTGACCAAACCTTGCTTCATACATTGTTTGGGTTTCTACAGGAAGTTTCATAAAAGAAGATGCTTCTATTAAACAACCATAAAGTAAAGCGTTTCGAGCATTTTGAGAAATCCAAGTACCAGTGCTTTGAGATGTTAAGCTTATTGGTTTGTAAAGATAATGAAGTTCAACGTTGTAGCTTGCATCTGGAACCGGAGAAACTATTAAAGTAGAACCGTTGTCTGATCCTGTAGAAAGTTCTTTGTCAAAGTCTGCATAATATAATGGTCTTCCTCTTTCTGATGTTGCAACAGCATCATTAGAATATTCACGCATAAAACTAGGATGTTTTTTATCTAAATAATGATAATCATTGTCGCTATCAATAATAGCTAATGAAAAACTTAAGTAAAAATCTGATGGAGCTGTTAGGTAGGTATTACCAGCTGTTAGGTTACCTGTTACATTTTTTCTAAAAAAATCAAATTGAATTAATTCAAATATTCTTTCTTCAACGTTTAAAATCATATCATCTAATGTAGCAACAAACGTTGTTTCATCGTTTTCTACATAACTTTGTATGAGTGTTTTTAATTCAGCTAATGTCATGGTGTGATTGTAACCTCTCCAACAGAACCTGTCATTTCATCTACAGTAAAATTTGATCCAATAATGTTTGGGTCCATTGAGTTTCCTTTTTCAATATCTGTGTACGTTACAACAACAAAGCCTTCACCAACTCCAAAATCACTGCTTGGTCTAGGTTCGTACAAAGCTTCAGGGTCAACAACATGCGGTAAAGGATTTAATTGTGGATGTTTGAGTTCAAAACATTCTTGACATGTTTTTAAACCATTCCATTCTTTTCTCAAAGAAGAAAATTTATATCTAAATCCACAACGATCACAAATGGCTAATGCATATTTACCAGTTGCATACGCCATAATTATAAGCCAGGTTTGTAAGGAGCTATTCTAAAAGAAACTCTATCCTCATCTTGACTCATAGCTCTTTCAAACTCTTCTTCGTACATTTGTTTTAACATAACAACTCTATCTGGAGATTTCTTGATTGCAATGTAATATGCAAGTCCAGCCGCAAAACATGGGTAAAACCTAAAAGGCATGTCCATGGTATTAGTCCCAGCATCTGCATCATCCATTCTTACAAGTTTATTAAAAACTAATATATCAGTAGAATTTTCTGGAGCGGGCCACACGTTTAATACTGGGGTAATAGATTTTTCAAAAAAGAACTGAGAAGGCCTAGATTCAGAGGCTTTATTTGGTATGTTTAAAAACTCACTTCTACCTATTCTAGACATCTGTAAGTCAGTAGTTGTTCCACCACTTGTTCTTCTAATAGAACAATCAAGTATGTCAATAATATTTGAAGTTAAAGTGTAACTTGTTGTTCCTTTGGTAACAGTTTGAGTTGCTTGTTCTACAGTCCATTGATTTAGACCCCTATTGGCCCATTCAGCTAACATTAAGTTAATAGATCTTTTTGCTGTTTTTAGATCATAGCCAGTTCTAAGTTCTAGGCCACATCTTTCAAATGCTTCCTCTACAAACTCAGCTACATTTGGCTCAAAATCTGTGCTACTTGATGTTGCCATTTACTTTATTGATTTAGTATTCTTTTAAAATAGTTAAAACAATTACATAAGAATCGCCACTAGCATGTCCTGTTGTTGTAAGTTTTATATCCCCTGTTTTACCACCACTAGCAGCAGTGTTTTGTAAACCACTAAACCCTGAAAAGTCAAACGAATCGCTATACCCTGAGTTTAAATCAAGAGCAATAGTGTCTGTAGTTGCGTCCCAAAGCAACTTAACGCTCATTCCAAAAGTTGTATAAACTATCTTTTCTATCTTACAACCAGTGCAAGTAGCTCCATCTGATCTTGCAGATAGAGCGCTTACATCGACCTTAGTAACGGCTGCTTCACCTGTACCATCAGAGGTGTTAGTAAGCTGTATAACTGCTTTCCTATCACCATCAAGTATGGTTGTTGAGGTTACTGCATCTGCCATAATTTACTCCTACTTATATATTAAGCTTAATTAATGAGTAGTCAGTGGTTACATCAACCAACATACATGTACCAACGATATCTAAAATGTCGCTTGTTGCGGGAGCTACGCCACCTGCAACTGTTGCTGATCTCACTACATTATGCCCAAGAACTACTGTTCCTACTGTTAATACTGCTGCTGGCCCATAAGTTTGGAACCAACCATAAGCACTAGCATCCATATCTACAACTGGGCACCCCATTACTGCACCTGTTTCTGCTGCTGGTGCTACTAGAAGTCCAGACCAAGGATCTTGAATTAAAGAAACTTTAGACGCAGCACTTGTAATTGCTGTAGCCAATGCATCGTGGCATGTGATAATAACTGAAGCATCATCTGAATGATCGTGTACTGGGTTAGAAGCAATTTTTAAACATTGTCCTTCACCAGCATCATCATTTACATAAAGATAACCACCTGCATACTGATTTAAAGTAAGGTCAGTTCCTGCTGTTTCTACTGAAATAGCATATTCACCTGCTGCGACATTTGCTGTTGGTGCTAAATCTTGGTGATCGGCTGCTGTTGCAACATATGTTTGAACAAGTTTTCCTGCTGTTAATGCAACACCACCTGCTAAACCATATCTAAATACTCTATCACCGTAGTAAAGAACTGTTCCTAAAGGAATATCGTTGCCTAATGCATCTGATACTGAGGTTGTTCCACTTGCGAAAGGGTTAATTACAGAATCAGGATTAGATCCTTTACCTGTAAAAAAGTCTGTAGGTGCAAAACCTAATATTGAGCTAGTACCAGTTGTGCCACCAATTTGGTATGCACCACCTTCTTTAGTTCCATAAGTAGTTTCTACTCCTGTCGTGGAGTTGACTCTGTAGGTTATAAAACCGTTTTGTGAACGGACGGGACCGCTAAAGCTCGATTTTGCCATAATTTCCTCCTGGGAAATAAGTTCTATTGTCTCGGCTTGTCTGCTAGGTCAGTCGATAGAACAAGTTAATTAATCCTAGATATTAACCAAAGTATATATCAGATTAGTCTAAATATGGAAGATTTTGTTTGGTTTTTAGTATTTCTTCTCTTGATTGAACAAGAGACTGGTATGCGTCTTTTACAGCTGGATCTTTGCCAAAATAATTTAATATATCTTGGCCAGTCATTTCAATTAAAGATTGAATGGTTATCAACCTGCCTTTAATATCTTCAATCTTAGGTGTATTACTCATTCTAATTTCTATCTTTTGTCTTATATTATAACCGTCTAACCAATTTTTTACATTGATTATTTTTTTATTAAACTCTGAAAGAGTTTCCCAGTCTCTAATATCTTCGACAGTTCTACCACACCCTTGGCATCGGTCATCGTCAGGCATTACGCTAGTAGAACATACTCCCACACAAGGAGAACCAGCTAAACTTAAAGATTCATGTAGTCCTGTATTCATAGAACCCCACAGGTTTTTCTTGAATTATACACTTATTAACTTAAATTAAACAAATTTTATTATAAATAAAAAAAAGGGAGCCGAAGCTCCCTTTACCAACGAATTGGATTTATGCACCTTGTGATGCAAAGACTGCTCTTGGATTTGACCATCCGAATGAGTATCTTTCTCTAGCTTTGAATCTGACGTTGCCAGTATCAAAGTCACCTTCCATAGAAGTTGAAAGAGGAGATCTCTCGAAGTGTTTAAATCCATCAGGACAATCTGTTAATAGATACCAAGCATCGTTGTCTGTTAAGAAATGGTTAACTGAATAACCGCTTGGGACCATTCCCATGTTCTTAATAGCATTGATGTCGTTATCAGAGGTACTAACTCTACCTGGTGTGTTAAGCAATCTATCTGCCACAAATTGTAATTGTGGTGGAATGATTAGTTTCTGGCCTTGTAAGGCAAGAATCATGCTTTTGTCATCAGTAAAAGTTGATACTTTGATAATTGCATCTTCCAACGAAGTCTCATTTAAGTCAGAGTAAGTGCTAGGTCTGTTGCTTAAAGTACCGCCACCAGCTAATGGGTGAGCTGTACTTATTAGAGCAACACCATCTCCGCCAGTAAAACTGGATGAGAAAGCGTTATTCAAAACAGCAGCTGCTTTTACTTGCTTAGTATGAGCCATAGATCGGGCTAAAGCTTTTGTATATCTAGCTCCTAATCTATCGTATAAGTTATCTTCTATTGCTTCTTCAGTAAGAGCAAACGCTAACGCGATAGTCTCGTGTGAATACCTTGAAGTAAAACCTTCGGAAGCTGAATCAAATTCAACTGAATTTCCTTCTTGTTTTACTTTAGCATTACCAAAACCAACGATCATTGTTTCTTCTTCAAAAGCACGGTCAGATGACTCGGTATCAAAGATTTCTGAATGTTCGTTTTCGTAGCGAGCGTACTCCATCCCAAACAAAGCGTTTAAACCCGGTTCTAGCTCTTTGGCTAATTGTGATCTGTTAATCGCCATTGTTATTCTCCTGCTGTTTGAGTATAGAAATGCTCGTTAATTTTGACAATCATGTTGACGTAAGTAGAAAGACTTCCTGTGCCTAGAGAGCTATTCTCTGGGTCGTTAGAAAATCCAATAATTCTACATTGAGCTGTGCCTGTAGCCATAGTGCCGCTAAGATCTACACCAGATCTGCCATTTACGGTACTACCAGCTGCGTAAACGATATCAGCGTTTAAGCCGAGAACGGTTACAGTCACGCTACCTGTTGCAGCACTTTGAACTTCAAAGAGTGTATCAGGGTCGTCAACTACGAAAGCCACCGCGTCGGATGAAGCAGTTAATGTCGTCCAGTAAGGTGAATAAACCACCTCTCCAGCTGAATTAGTATACTTGCATCCTTGAAAGACTCCCAGTAATAAATCTCCAGCTGCAGCTACGGCTATGCCGCCTGTTGCAACTTTCTTTACTGGATCGCCTGTATAAATACTTCCGGTTGTTCCTGTAAGGATATCATACTCAGTAGTTCCGGTTGTATTGTAACCGCTACCAAGTTGTCCTATAGGTCTTAAACCGAATTTAGCATTTGTATTTGCCATAATAGTTTCCTAGTTAAATTTTATTTTAGAAGCTGTAATTACTTACTGCTTCCACCAAAAGTAACCTTTGATGACATTTTACTTGAAATTGGCATCAATGGGTTCTCTTCACGCATTAGGTCGTTTTCCACAGCTGTCATTTGGTTTTGGGTTTGTTGTTCAAAGAATTCATTTCTTTGATCTGCGATTTCTTTATCAATTTTGCACAGTATCAATCCACCCACTCCTATAATGCCAGCGTGTCGACCATCATCGACTGTAGGCAAGTCATGAAATCCAGGGAGCTCTTCTGGTCTAACTGGAACGAATCCTTCACGAAATCTTTTTGAGACATTCGTTTTGTCATCGTGTCCTAATATAGACTCTCTAATCCAACGATAAGTAATTCCTTGAGATTCAGCTTGTTCAATAGCTTCATCCGGGAGCTCTAAAGCTGAAGGCATTTTCCAAACTTTTGGCCTGTCCTTTTTTGCTCTAGTGTCAGCACTCCTTGAAGTTCTAACATCCTCATCATTAACCACGTTCTCTTTTCCATTTGTCATGATTTTTCTAGCCTCGCTTTTTGTATTGCGTAATCTTTGAATGACACTCCAAGTTTTTTAGCTAATGCTTGTTCGCTCGGTGTCAATGCGATACGATTTTTTTTGCGTCCTGTCGATGTGTTGCGTGTGGCTGAAGCGACTGTCTGGACGGGTTTTTTGTCTGCTTCCACGTTAAACTTGTGAGGCAACTCGTGTTGTACCCTCTTATCAATCTCACTATAGTATGCATCTGAGTCTAAGTCAAAGCCTTCGTTCTCTAATTGCTTATGAATTGCAAAAGCAACAGAGGTTGCAACTTGGTCTTGTCCAAACCAAGGGTTCTTTTTTGCCCACTTACGAGACTTAGGAGATGGCTCATTATACTCTTCTATAGACTGAGTATTTTGTTCTTGAGGTTGATTTTGAGCTTGTTCTATATAAGCAGCTTCTTGTTGCTCATATTGTTTTTGTTGATGTCTGTATTGTTCAAGTCTTGCTTTATCTGATGTTGCCATGGTTAAAGCTTCAGTTGCATTAGCTATTGCTTCTGCATCTTGAGATTCACTGGCTTGTTTTAAAGCTTGTCTTGCTAAAGTTATTTGCGACTCAACACGATTGGTAAATTCATCGCTATAACTAGATTGAAAAGATCTTTGCGACTGTCTTAATTGCTCGTTTTGATCTTTTAAATCTTTAGCATATTGAACAGCCATGAGCTCTCTTCTTTGAAACTCTTTGGCTTGGGCCACTGCTTTATTAATTCTATTTTGTGCAAGTGACGCTCTTTTTTCTACATCAGATAAATCTTTGGCTTTTTCTTCTACTTGAGGCGAGGCTTCAAAATCTTCTGTTATTTTATCATCAGTAACTGGAGAGGCTTCTTCAGCCTTTTCGTCTAGAACAATATCAACTGAATCTTCTTGTACCTCATCCTCAACTCTTTTATGTTCAGGAACTGCAGCCTTTTGTATTTTTTCTTCTGTAATTTCTACATCAATGTTTTCTTCGATGTTTGTTGCTTCTTCTGCCATGATTTACCTCTATAAAGATTTAATGTCGTCTGGGTTTAAAATTGTGGCAATCACTTCGTCATCATTAATGATACGAACTTCGTGATCATCTTCTAATCTAAAACGAGTTCCAGCATATCTACCAATAAGGATCCAATCTCCTTTTTGAGCCCATGCTTCATCGCCAAATTTATTTTTATCTTGATAGGCCAAAGGTCCAACCTTTAACACATAACATATAACTGTGGACAAAGATTCTCTGTCTACAGTTTCTTTTATTAATTGAATGCCACCATCAGTAACCCCTTTGCCTTTGTATGGCAATACTAATAAACGCCATCCTGCTGGGTTGGGCATTCTGTCTAGTAAGGATTTTTTTAATAGGGTGGGATCTAAAACTTTAGACTCAACATCGACAAAAGCTTTATCTAGTTCAGATTTTTCTTCAGTTTTTTTTGCGACATCTTTACTCATCGTTTTTATCCATTTGCAACGTTTCTTTTAAATCTTCTATAAGGGAGCGAATCGCCGATAACTCTCCCATAAGATACTTGTAATCTTCCATCGATCTTACATTGCCTGAAGCAATTATGTCAACAGTGTTCTGTTCTCTTTTTCTTAAATTTTTAAATAAATATTCTGCTAAATTTACAGCATCCATGTCTCTCTCCTGCTTTTATTGGTTTATCTTCCTGGACCAAACATCCCTCTGTTTCTTAAGTTTGGGTTTCCGTAATCGTAATCTTCAAACATTTCTTCTATTGGAGGTGGGGGTGTGTATATTGGGGCTGGAGTTGCTAAAGCTTCTCTAATGCTTTTTGTAGGAGCATTGGCTGGCGGTACATAATCAGGGTTTGGCCCTACTATTTTTCGCATAGGAATATATTTTTGCGTGCCACCATAACCTACATCAATAAGTTCTTCAGGTATATAACTTGGAGCCGGAGTTGGTTCTGCTAGACTTGGAGGTGGCGGAGGCGGTGGAGGCATTTGATATTGTGGTAATCCACTAAAGTCTAAATCTGCTAATCCAGGTACGTTTGATAAATCTGGTATGTTGCTAAAATCTGTGTCTTCAAAATTAATATCTTGTAATCCACTAAGATCTAGATTTAATCCACTAAAGTCTATATTTGAAAAGTCGGGTACACCATCTGGAAAAAATCCATTGGCTGGAGGAGGTATAACTGGCCCTTCCGTTTCTGATGAAACTGGAGTTGGAACATAGGGCGTAGGTTCTTCCACCCCTCCTTGAGTTGTTGGGGGTGGCATGGGCGTGGGTGGTAGGATTGGGCCAATATAAGGTGGTTCAGGTGTAGGTGGAGGTGGAGGTGGATTCATTCTTATAAATTGATCTCGAATTGGATCAGACCTTCTGTCAGTTGGCATAAAAGCTGCTTCAGGTTGATATGGAGCTTCATAGCCTTCAGGCGTAAAATACGCAGGCCCACCAACTATAAGACTAGATCTAGGACCCATAGGTGGTGGAACAAATGGTCTAGGCCCATAACCATCCCCTCGCATCATTTGATCGTGAAGACCAGGAGGTGCAGGTGGCAACATTAAGTCAGCCATCTTACTAGCAAATGCCGTAGAACTTAGTGCCTCTTAAAGCAGCCCCACCACCACGAGAATGACCTTGTCCATGTCTGCCAGGCTTACCGCCATTAGCAATCTTTTTAGGTTCTGAATATTTAACAGTACCTTGATCTTTAATGTTTACACTTGATTTAACGTTTTTTACTTTTTCCATTTTTTTTACCTTTCTTTTTTTTTGCTTTTTCAAGAGCAATTGCAATAGCAGTTTTTTGTTTTTTACCACTGCTCATTAATTCACTTATATTAGCAGATATTGTCTTCTTACTACTACCTTTTTTTAAGGGCATGCTATTTTTTCTTTTTAACTACCTTGGCCTTAGTCTTAGCGACAGTTTTAGATTTGGTAGCTTTTTTTGCTTTCGACTTGCTTTCTTTAATAACTTTGGCAAGGATTTCATTCGCTTGCTTATCAGCCTCTTTGGCGATTTTGTCGATGTCGAGATTTGCATTCTCATTGATGATCGGTTGATTGCCATTGATTTTACGCTCCTCTTCTTCTTTTAATTGTTTTTTATGCATTGCTGCCATTTCTTCTCTTACTGAACTCATTTGTTACCTCGCATGATATCCATTGCTTTAAATTGGTTTTGTTGTTCTATTCTTTCTCTTGCTATGTCATCTTTCATTTTAGCAATGTCTTGTTGTATAACTAAACGTTGTTCTGCCAACTGATTACTTTGCATGGCTTTCATGGCATCAAATTGTTGACGTTGCGCAAACTCTTCACGCTTGCGCTGTACATCATCAGCTTTAATGTCTAATTCTTTACCCCTTAGTTCTACCAAAGGATCGGGTTGTGGAGGGGGTGGCATGAAGATAGAATTTATTTGTTCCATCAACTTAGAGACTACTGCAGCTATGTCTCTTGCCACCGACTCTTGTAATTGTTGTTGATACTGCATGCCAATTTCTGATGGCAATTGTTGTATCTGTTGCAAAGTTTCTTGGAACTCTGGGTTCTGTGCATTTTGCTGGTCAACAATTTCAGCAGCCCTAAATGAGACATGCTGATAAATATGTGCTTGTATTAAAGATAATATAACTGGGTTTGATTGTGCAGTAATAGTTCCATACAAAGATACATGAGAATTAATGTGTGAATCATGATCTTGTCCTTGGAAAGCTTGAGCTGGCATTCCAGCTATTAAACTTGCGTTCTCATTCGCAGGATCAACCGGTTGAGGTTGAGGGGGAGGTGGCAAAAGCTGTTCAATGTTTTGCACCCCCATAGAAGCATACATTCTTCTGTAAGCTTCATGAATTCCAGTAGGTCCATGAATCTCAGGATTGCTTTGTACTGTTCTAAGAAGTTCTTGAGCCATAATAACTCTTTGACTCATAGAAAAAGTATTAGGGTCTGAGACAGGCAATACATCTACTCTGTTATCAAAATCTAAAGCCTTAATAGTTTGATTACCATTGGCTGTTGAATATGGATAAGATGGAGGCAAATAATCTGCAAATACTTTAGATAAAATCTCAAACTCAATTCTTTGACTTGCATGTAATCTTTTGTGAATGGCACTCATAACACGAGTGCCACGTTCTAATAGAGCAACCGTTGTACCGACTGGCGCATTTTGATTTCCATCACCAATTTGAATGTCTGCGATAGATGCGAAACGCCTCCCACTGTCGACCAAGATCCCTAGGAGAGAGAGAAGGGTTTGACTTGGCTCCTTAAAAGGTAACGGTACAAAAGCGTCTCGCAAACTACCGCCGGGTGCGTCCATGTCTCTGAACTCGCCGGGCTGTAAAGGTTGGTCGTCATTACGAATACGAATTCCTCTAGCTTTAAATCCAGCTGGTAAATTAGATAAAGTACCAGCGTCAATAAGCTGACGAAGAATTGAGGTTGAAGCTTTAGATAAGCCACCAATCATGTGAGTCAAACCAAAGCCATAAAATCCTAGCCCTGGTAAAAACTTATAATGCACAAAGTAATTGATACGCTGTTTCAGTTGATCATTTTCTTTGTAGTTTCTACGAATAGATAAAACTTTGTTATTGGCAATGGTTACAATGTAAGGCAATTTAATTTCAGTCTCTTCGCCTTCAGCATTAACATCTTCAAAGCCTGGTATGTCTAACTCTGTGTGAATCTCATGCACTGTGCAAGTATCATCATCACTATAACTTGGGCTAATGCCTTGAATCTCATCTATCTCTTCTTGAAGGCTATCAGCATCTTCTACTGCCATGGTGCCAGAATCTATTTTTACATCGCTGTAAAAACCGACTTGTTGCAATTTGCGTATGTCATTCATTGACATATTAATTACATGCGTAATTCTTGTGGCGCTGTGCAAGTCTGTTGCTGCATAGGGCACAATTAAATCTTCACTTGGAATAAATTTAGAGACTGCTCGTCCTAAATTTTGATCGTAGTAAACTTTTCTAAAAGCTGAACCAGAAAGTGGTAGATAAAATAACATTTGATCAGTCTCAGAATCATATTCTTTCATGACCTGCATTAACTGATAATTCATAAACTCTTGCACACGAGCAGCCTGCTGTTCGTTTTCTGGAGTTGTCATGCCTAGCACTTGTGTTTTTACAGGGCCTTGCGATGGTAAGAGTTCATTATAGGCTTGGGCTTGAAACTGAGTTACAGATTCTGCAAGCAATGGATGCATTACACCTGAAGCGCCTTCAAAGGGAGCAGATCTTTCTTCATACTTCATGCCAAGATATTCAAGGCCATCACGGTATGTTTTTTCCCAATCGCTACGAGACTCTTTATCAGCTTCAATGTTGCCCATCAGATCATTCTTTAAAGAATTAAGATCTGAATCATCTATAATTTCAGCAATGTTTGCAGAGAAATTTGTGTTATCCATAGGAGGTAATGGCGCACCAAACTCAATGCTACCATCTGGCATTTGCTCAAATGAATCAAGCTCTGGATTAGATTCAGCAACATCGACTTCAATGTCCATCTCTTTGGATCTGTCGCGTACTTTAAGGTCTAACTGCTCCTCAACAGTAATTGCTTTATCTGTGGTTGCCATTTATTTATTTGCCTTTACCTTTTAGATTTTAAAAATGCTTTACCTTGTCCTTTAATTGCAATTCCGCCGCCTTTCATTCTTCTAACTCTGTTAGGTCTTCTTGCTATCGCGGACATATCTTGACCAGGCGTACCCATGGTTGGCCTGATGTTGCTATAGGTTCCTTGATCGCCTTCGCCTGTTCTTTTCCTAGCAGTATAAGTTCCTCTTCTTGCTGAAGTGCCTTTAATTCTTGGAGCAATAGGTTTTCCAGCGCCCTTTTTACGAGCTTTAGTTTTTCTGCCCGGAGCTAATAATGCTGGCGTTGCCACTGCTGCTATTGCAGCTGCAATTTTGCTTTTTGGAGAAACCTTGCTTGCAATTTTTGAAGCAACTTGTAATTGAGGGGTTGATCTTTGGTAAAGTCTTTTAAGTATATTTTTAACTATATTTGATTTTGCTGACATCTAAGATCTCCTGCCTTTCATGTAAGCTTTACCAAAACCTCTTTTAGCGGCTCCGGTTGCTTTTCTTTTATCAACTAGGCCACCTTTTTGATACTTCTTAGCCTTCATCATTCCGCCACTGGCTTTTTTCTTGGGCTTTCTAATAAAGTCAATGACACCTTTGTCGCCACCAAACTTTTTGTCTTTACCTAAAAGAACTTTTTTCACGCCTTGACCAAGTCTGTTGAGTGGGCCTCTAGCTTTTCCACCGCGCTTGTTGTAAGCGGCTAGTTCGTTAGCATCGTAACCTTTTTTCTTCAGATCAGTTTTAGTAACAGCAATGTATTTCTTGCCATTATGAGTAAACAGAGTTCCCTCACCTTTAGCACGAGCCTTCTTAAATGCTTCGGCAAAAGTTACCTTTGCTGCACCTGAAGAACCTTTTTTGTTCATAAGCGTTAATGCCGCTGCTCCTCCAATTGCAGTTGCTGCTACACCTCGACCTGGTCTTGAAGCAGCTGCGCCAGTTTTATTTCTTGCTCTAGCTGTTCTGCTAGTTATAGTTTTAGCTGCTGCGCCTACACCACCTGTTTTTCCAGCTGCCTTTGCTCTTTTAGAAGCTGCTTTTGCGTTTGCTGCTGCAATTTTACTTCTTTCTGATTGAATTGGTTTTGGTTTACCAACCTTGCCTTTAACTTTACGCTTAGACATCTTAACACCACTTGTGCCAATCATTTGACCTGGTTTTGTTTTACTGGTAGATTTCTTTTTTTTGCTACTCTTTACAGCCCCTTTAATCTCTTTCGTGATTTTTTTCTTAATTACTTTTTTAACCATGATTATTACCTCTAATAATATATTCTTTGTTTCGGTATGGGCTCATCGTCCTCTTCGTCTGAGTCCAATCGCACAAAATTGCCTTGACGAAATCTTAGTATAGCCTGTGTTGTTGAATCTACAAAGTCATCGTATTCACCATATGGAAAGGCGGCACACTCTTCAATGACTACTTCTGCAAAGATGGCATCAGGTGCCCAAACCATGCCTGCTTCAAACACTGGAGAAACAGAGTGAACGCGGGTAACTTTATCCTTCCCTTTGGTGGGTCGGTAGTTCACCACAGGTATGCCCATCATTCTCAGCTCTTGCGTCAAAGGCGTACCACTTGCTTGTGATTCTACCAAGACAATGTCCGGTTGCCAATAGTTATATTCATCATAAGCTGTCGTTTTTAAATCTGGAAAGTCCCAACGCCCTCGTTTAGCGTCTAACAGCATGATGGACTCAGGTGCGCCATCGCTTGGTTTAAAAACACCCCAAGTGGTAATAGCGCTATAGTCAGCAGTTTCTTTA